AGTAACAAATTATAGTAAATATATAACTTTTTGTGTAAATGTTTGTATAATTAGAATTGATTTAAAAGGCGGTCGTATCCATGCCCATAGAGAATTTAAGCAACCCAAGCAATATTGAATTAATCAAGCTCGGCATAGGGTTTGTAATGGCGGGTTTACTCGGCTTACTCGGCTTTACCGGGAAAAGACAAATTAAACGTATAGATAAAATCGAAACCAATTACGTACAAAAAAGAGAATTCAACGACAGCATAAACGCATTACGAAACGACTTTAAGGAATCCGCCAGCGACGTTAAAAGTACCGTAAGAGACGTAAACGAACGCCTCGACCGACTTTTATTTCAAACCTTAGATAAAAAGGATTAGGTAAAATGAAAATGATTATAGCTAGTATTGTAATTACAATTTTTACTATTTATACCCCCGCAAATGCTGAAACCTCTTTTAATTTAAGCTGGACGAATACTAATACCGAACTTGTAACGTTTAATGTCTATCAAGACGGCGCACAAATAGCGACCGGACTTAATACCCCCAGTTACTCGACCGACGCGTTAAAAGCTGGTCAATATAATTATTATGTTACAGCGGTGGCAAATAGCATCGAATCCGAGCCAAGTAATACCGCCGTCGGTATTGCAAAACCCGCCCCGCCCGGCGCGTTCGCTATTGATAGCGCTACTGTTATTATTCCCGCTAAATAGGTTAATTAAACATGCAAACCCCGTGGTTAAATTTTACCGTTAAGGAGATGTCCTGCCGGTGCGGTTGCGGGCGGTGTTGCGTTGACAATGATTTTATGGAAAAGCTAATTAGTCTTCGGTTAGAGCTTAATTTTCCTTTTCGAATTAATAGCGGCTATCGCTGCTCAATGTACGACCGAAAAGTAAGTAATAAACCTATCAGGGGGGACGGCCCCCATACACAAGGCCGCGCGGTTGATATCGGGGTTTACTGGGGCCGGGCTTATGCCATAGTAACCGCCGCCGCTAAACACGGGTTAACCGGAATAGGCGTAAATCAAAAAGGCGCGTTACATTCCCGTTATATACATTTAGACGATATCGAACGCCCGTCGCCGATACATGGCCCGACTATCTGGACTTACTGACATGAAAACGAGCAAAACGGTATACATTGTCCACGGGTTCAATGTAAGCGACGAAGGGCGGGGAACTATTGATAGGTTTCGTCCCTACCTTGAACGCGCGGGGTATAAGGTCGTCGACGTCGATTATAACTGGGTTTTTTTGGGCCGCGTTAGACTATGTAATAACAACTTATCCCGAATGCTTGCAAGTATGAGCGAACCCGACTCGATAGCCCTGGGGCATTCGAACGGTTGCGCGTTAATACATCAAGCGACGCATTACGGCGCCCGCTTTCGCGAAGTCGTATACATTAACCCCGCGCTTAATCGCGAAGAGGTGCCCGGCGACCTTGTCGAGTGGTGCCACGTATGGCATAGTCCCGACGACTTGCCGGTTAAACTCGCGTCGTTTTTATGGCATCACAAGTGGGGGAAAATGGGCGCTATCGGATATAAAGGAAACGACCCGCGCGTTATTAATTATGATAAACAAAACGATTACGACGTAATCAGTAAAACACATTCGGACGTATTCGAGTCGGGCAAAATAGAATATTTCGCGCCCGAAATTATCGGACAATTTCGAACATGAATAAACATCTAAAAGAAATCGTTTATATTCTCGCGGTGGTGGCGTCCCTTGGGCAAGGCGAGTACCGAATCGAAACCGCCGACGACATTTATATAACGGCCTTAAAAACAATGTCGGCCGCCTATGAATCAAACAGCGACCCCGAGTTAATGCAAACCGTGTCGGAATGCCTAAACGAACTATTCAAGCGCTAGCCGTCTACTTCCTTTAAAAATATAACGCCTTGCGTATTATCGACGGTTAATTCAACCCGCCCCGCCGCGTGATTTATTTCATTTATTGGCAATTCAACAAGCCCGCCGGAACGCTGAACAAATACCAAAAACGCGCGGCGTAATAATTCCCAGTCTGAATCGGTCGTTAATTCAAATTCCGGGACGCGTACAGGCTTTTCGGGCGGTGTTTGCTTGACTAATTCGCTATCCGTCCGACTTAGCCTGGGCGGCGCCCATTCCCGGTTAGTTTCTTTACGTTTAACCCGTTTCGGTTTTGTGCCGTCGATTAAATCCGCATCACGCGCGCGCGCGGGTAATAGTGGTCTAATTTCGTCAATAAACGGCTTATTTATTCGGGCCGTTAAAATATTGTCTAAATCGACAGGGTAAGCTATATGCTTATTTTTACAATAACGTCGAATTCGGCGTATTTCACCGAGAAACAACGCGCGAACCGTTCCAGGCGCTAACCCGACGCGCTCGGCCGTCGGCCCGTATCCGGCGCCGGAAATAATAGAAGTAAAAATATACTCGGTTCGTTCGGCCCTAGTTTTGAATGTTTGCATTTTAAAACCCTGTTATTTTATCGTTATTATCGCGGCGGCGGTATTTTGCGCGGCCGCATTGCTCCCGTTGTTTGTCGCGTAACCATTTTTCGGCCTGCTCTAACGCCGGTATAAAACCGTAATGGGTGTATATGTGAAATTTTTGACTACGCCGCCGCCCGCTTACGCTAATTATTTCGGCGTTAAAATAGGTTTCTGGAAAATCGCCGACTAATAAATCGTGATAAGTAATGCCCGGCCCTATACCGTTTAATAATTGAAACTGTTTTAGCTGGAAAGCTTCCGACCCGATAATTATATCGGCGAAGTGGTCGCGAATCGCCCGCGCTTTTAAAAACCGCTGGCCGTTCCGATTACCCGTCGAAAAGGTCGCCGGTATAAAGTCGGTTAAAGGTTTACCCTTCAACATGGGAACATAAATTAAAACCCCGTCGTCGCGGGCATATATATAGCGGTATTGAAAATCCTTGTATGTATATTGCCGCACGTTCCCCCCCCCCATTATTCAAATTTTGCTTTTAATAATGCCCGCTCAGACACGACCGCGCCGTAATAGTCCTTTTCCCACGTTAAACGCTGGTCTATGGCTAAATCGAGCGCGCGCAGAAACCCCCATTTTTTCGGCGAATAAGTTTTAACCAGCGTCCGGCCGGTGTCCGGGTGTTTGATTGTTACTCTAAACGTCGTATATTCGCGGGTTTCGCCGTCTATTGTCCGGCGATTATGGGCTAATTGAACACCCATATTAGGGAACGTTCGTAAGCGCCCAGGCGGTACACGGCCGCGCTTTAATTGTTTGTCGCGGTGTATACGCGCGGCGTTATAGGCTTGTATTTTGCCGCCATACGCAACAAACCCGAACCATTTATACGACGTTTCCTTAATATCAATTTTAACCCGGACGGCGTAACCCGCCTTCGATAATGTAATACCATAACTATCATTATTATTAGTTAACCTAGCCCCCATAGCTTAGCCCCCTTCGGCCTCTAAAATCATTTCGTCGCGTCGGATTCTGGCGGCTTCGAGCGTTTTACGTTTCCCGCCGAATTTGCTATACGCGAAATATTCGGAATATTCATAACCCCCGCGAACGAAGCGTACTTGCAGCCCCCCGCCTTGTACGTCGTTTATATTTTTTTTATCTACCTTTCGTTTTTTTAAAGCCACGCTCGGCCCTCCCTGGTTTAGTTTTAATAAAAAAGCGTTAGCGGTGGAAAAGACAACCCCATACGCCTTTTTTTCCATTTCTAGCCTGGCCGCGATAGCCATTCGTATAGCTTGAGACTTCCCGTATTTCGCGACCGAAAAACATTTAGTATACCGCCGCCCGCGCTCGTAATCGCGCAACGACGCCCGGTAATAGTGGTATTTATACGTCCGGCCGTTTAATCGGTGTTTAATGTCTGTTATAAGTGTTACGCCTTCGTCGTATCGTCGGCCGTGGTTGCATTCCGGCCATTTTGCGCGCTTTCTTAATTCACAATCGCGCCACGCTTTCGCGGCGGCTAATGCTTTACGCTTCCCGCCGAATTTTTGAAAGTTAAACCGTTTACGTTTATTTATTTTATTGTAAATCCCGCGCCCGATTATTTTACCGTTTCGAAAACTAACGAGCCACGCGACGCCCGCGCCGTTATAGCGTGTTTCATATATACCAAACATCGGCCCCGCTTGTTTTGTGCGGAAACTGACATTTTCAAGACTCATCGAGTACAACGCGCTTTATAATTGGATTGCAACTTTTTAATATCGTTTGTAAGTCTGGACTTTATCCGAGTTCCATTCGAAACGATACTAGAGGCACAAAAAACCCAAAACCCGCCGAATAGCCCCCCGCTTACGTCCCCCGCCGACAAATTAATTAGTAAAAAAACCGCACTTACTAAGCCGAAAAACGACGCCGCAATAATTAAAATATTCAGCATTAATAGCGATTTTCTCATAGCGCGCCGCAATTTATAATATTGTTCGTCTGTCATTCCCGCCCCTTTTCTTATTACTTAATATTTTTTTAAAATCACAGCGCGGGAAGAAAACGACGCGCCGTAAATTTCCTTTTCCCACTTCAAACGCTGATCTATCGCAGCATTTAACGCCGCGTTATAGCTGTGTTTTTTGATCGACCATTGTTTAGTTCTAATAGTCTTTAATCGGTGGTCGTAAATGTGACTTTTAAACCCTTCGTATAAATATAACCAGTCGCCTTTTTTTCGCCAGTAAGAACGAAAACTAACGCCCTTATTTGCTTGTCGTTTTAGATTGTAATTAAGCCACGGCGCGCGGTGTTCTAACAGTTTGTCCCGATGTTTTTTGGCGGCCTGCAATGAAATTTTTTTGTTACCGTAAACCCCATCGCTAAACGTTTTACTTGTTGGCGAGCCTTTCGCTGATAGCTTTACGCGCACAGTCCACGCGTGAGTATTTCCCGCGTCGATACGAGTAATTCCGAACATAATACCCGCCGGTTTCATATTGGTAACTCGGCATCTATTTTGCCCTGTTCATACCCCGCCGCGTAGCCGATAGAGTAGGCCGCTTCGATTGCGTTTGGCTCGCCATTTAATAGAGCCTGTAAGGCGTCAACCATTACCGGCGCAAGCGTCCCGCAAACGGCGAAAAACTCAGGTAACGCGACGTCGTAGTTATGGCCTAAATCTATAATTATGTCGTCCTGGTTTCTAATCCAAGACTTACCCGCCGCATTTGTGGTTATATACCACGGCGGCGGCGGCAAATCGTTTAATAAGGGCTTGATAAGTTCGAGTATGTCTAATAATGGGCGGCTATCTATCGCCTTTTTAAACGTTTGAAACTCTAAGCCGACTTGATTTATATTAGTTTGTAACATTTATTTCTAATTCCGTTATAAAACGATTTAAAATCGGCCCCGACTGTTTTTTTAGCGCGTCGAGCGTTTCGCCCTTTAACCGCCCCGACCGAACCGCCCAGGCTATATCGTTTAATGTTTTGTCCCAGTTTCCCGCGAAATTATATTTATTTTTAATAATCGCCAGCGCTTCGCTAACGGCTTCGGCGGGCTTTAAGCGGACTAAATAACCGTTAGTTAAATCGTCTAGCGACGAACGGCTATAAATGCTGGAACTATTCAGCCTGGGAGTCGAGCGCGTCGAATCATCGCGGACGCGCCCCCCCGCGCCAGCATATAAAGACCACTCGAAACCCTCTAACGGGTCGCCGAGCTTTTCGCAATTATTGAAATGGTCTAAAACTATGGCCTTATCTTTATTCGGCGCAATTCGTAAGCCGCGCCCTATTTGCTGGTAATAAAGCATTTTCGACTTTGTCGCGCGAAGTAATTGCACGCATTCGACCGTCGGAACGTCTAACCCTTCCGATATGGTGTCGCAAGAGGTAACGACTTTAATTTCGCGGTTATTTAACGCGTTTAATATCCGCGTTCGCTTTGTTTCACTCGTCGCGCCGTGTATACAGTCGGCAGGGATACCGGCCGCGTTATAGATATGGCTTAATTTCTTAGCCTCGCCGACCGACGAGCAAAAAGAAAGAGTCGTTAAACCTTTGGCCCGTCGTAACCATGTTTTTACCGGGTCGCCGCTTGGTTCGCCCGACTTGGGCCGCCATATTTCAGGGGGGACGAGGAAACCGAGGTTAATTAGGTCTAATATGCTTGGCCCTTCTATGGCGGCCTCGAAAACCCCGCCTAGCCCCTTTCCGTCGGTTCGAAACGGCGTCGCGGTGGTACCGAATGTAACCGCTTTAGGGTTCGCGTCGGCAATTTCGCGCCAAGTAGCGGCCTCTATGTGGTGCGCTTCGTCGAATATAATCAAATCGGCCCACTTTGCGAGACTAACCGTATTAGCGTCTTGAACCGTCGCGACTTCAACGCCGACACACCCTAACGCTTTTAAGTGCGCCCGCGTTTGCGATAATAGGTGCCGGCGGTGTACAAAAATAACGACGTTTTTACGTTTACGAGCCGCCCGCGAGGCAAGTTCGCTTAAAACGGGCGTTTTACCCCCTCCCGTCGGTAAAACGTATAAAACACTCTTACGCCCACTTCTAAATAACGTTTGCGCCTGTAATACGGCTTCGGCTTGATAGTTTCTAAGTGTTAACATTCGTCCGCCTTGTTAATTAATGCGCCGCTAATCCCGGTTCCGCGCTCGCGAGAAATTCCAAAAAGCCGGCCGCCTCAAGTAATTTATTACCTAAATCAGCCGCCGCCCGCGCGTCTAGCATTACAATTTCGTCGGCGCGGTATTGTGGTTGCGCCGTTTCAGCTAAGCTCGTCGTTATCAATACGGCGCCGTCTAAAATCAGAAAAACAAGCCCGGCCGGGGGGATATGCTCGCCGTCGGGCGTCGTGGTCTGAATCCTTACGCCCCGCCTTTTACAGTCTTCGTTATTGCCTGACATATTAACCCCCTTTTAAATTGTTACAATTTCGGAAACTACGCGGATTATATTTGAAGCGTCGGCGGCGGTGCATTTAGGCTTGACGACTTGCCCGTCGGCGAACGGGACATAATCCCCCGCCGGACAAAAAACGGCAATTTCGAATAACTCGGAAAGTTCGTTAGCTGAAAAAAAAGGAACTATTTGATTAAAACGAATAATAGATATTTCGTATTGATTAAAGCAAAAGACCCGAGCGCGATATACAATCGGGTCGGATAAATCGCGTATTTCCTTAACCCCTTTCGGTAAATTATGAAAGTCTAAAGCGGGGGTAACAGGTAACGCGGGGGGGATTATTAAGGCGGTGGTATCCATATTTCGACGTCCTTTTTATTATTAGTACCTGTAATCAATCAGGTAATTAAACGTAATATAAATAACCCTTGTTTTATATGCAAGGTATAAATTTATCCTTTTAGTAAAACTTTAAAAGTACCGACGATAAATGTAACGTAATGTTAATCATGGAATAAACCCCGCATAGCGGCGCGTTATCCGACTGAATAAACAAGCCGGGCGCCCAAACCCGCCGCCGTCCAGGTACCGCCCGCCCCACGGGCTACCGCGCCCGAAAAAAGCAGAAAAAAATACAAGCCGCCCCAAAAAAAAATACCAAAAGACAAAAAAAAGGACAAAAAAAAACGACGGTAATAAAAACCGTCGTTTTTTTGGGTGCCCGTTGTGGTGCCCCTTCATTTTTCCGATAGGGCACCACAAGCTAAGTTACTGAATAATCGGGCTAATTTGGTGCCGGCAAAAGGAGTCGAACCCTTGACCTACTGATTACAAGTCTAAAAGCGCCAGTTTTGGGCCGTTCCCGCCCGTTTTTCTCAGTCCTTAAAACGTTTGTAACTTGCTGTATTATATATTGTAATAACGTCCGTCGGTTCCTTTCGGTTCCTTGGCGCGTTTCTGGAGCCGTTCGTATTTTGGTTCCTCTTTGTGGTGCCCGCCCCTTTTTTGCCTGTTTTACCGATAGAGAGACAGTCGAACTAATGTTATTATTACAATCAGTAAACAATAAAACAAGTTTAAAAAAGGGGCCGTATTATGAAGTTTACCGACGCCTATATACGAGGCATTAAACCGACCGATAAACGTTTCGTTATCACTGAACCGGGGGGGTTATCTGTTCGCGTTTACCCGACCGGCTCGAAAGTCTTTTATTACATTTATAGAGATATTTTTACTAACACTAAAAAATACGAGAAAATCGGCGCGGTCGGTATTACCTCGCTCGGCGACGCTCGAAAACAATGTACAGCATTGCGAAACCTTCGCGACCAGGGCGTACAAATTAAAAAACAAGCCGCCGGAAAAGCCCCGAGCGGTGCCACGTTCGGCGACCTAGTCGAAGCCTATTTAACCTCACTCGACGAGCGGGGCGCCTCTTCGGCGGCCGGATATCGAACCGCTTTTACTAATTCGATTTATCCGCTTATCCCGCCGCGAAAGCTTGTAACTCAAGTAACCCCCGACGACGTCGCGAAAGTAATTTCGCAAAAAATCCAGAAAGGCGCGTTAACCCAAGCAAACCGCACGCGTTCAATGCTGGCCGCCGCGTTCGCTTTTGGCATCAAATACGACCACGACCCGAAATACTACGGGCGCGGCGCGGTGTTTAAAATACAGACAAACCCCGTCGAAGTTATCCGAAAACAAACCGACGGCGAGGAAGCGCGAAACCGAGTATTAAGCAAACACGAATTAAAATACCATTTTGAAAATATGCCTATTTCAGGTTATGGGACGATACATCGTTTAATGGTACTTTTAGGCGGACAGCGCTATATAGATATCGCGTCGGCGAAAGTGGCCGATATCGACCGCGAAAAAAACGTATACGACCCGTCGCGCGCTTCAAAAAAGAACCAGCGCGTTAACGTGTTGCCGTTGTCGCCCTGGTCGCTTCGAATTATCGACGAATGGTTACGGGTTCGCCGCTCGGACTCTGAATACCTTTTTCCTGCTCGCCCGGACGCCCGCCCGTCGAAAAACTCTAAGCCGTGGCTAACCGTCGACGGTAGCGCCCGCGCAAAAGCGGCCCTCGTAAAAACCGACCCCGCCGCTAATATAATCGACCCTTATAAAATAATGGATTTAAGGCGAACGGTTAAAACGTTTATGGGCGAAGCCGACGACGCGCTCGGGGACGATTACCATATAACGAATGAAAATAAAGACCTTTTACAAAATCACAATTTAGCGCAAAACGTAAGCGCGAAACATTACGACCGGCATAATTACATAAAACCCAAACGGCAAACGCTCGAAACATGGGAAAAGTTTTTAACCGATATCGTTAAAATTAAGCCTTGGTAAAAAAGGAAGGGGGCCGACGCCCCCTTATATTATCCCGTCGCGTATATACCTATCTATCGCCGACGCCGGCCATAACCCGCCCCCGCTCGGATGTTGCGCGGGAAACTTCCCAAGCTTTAAAAGTCTATATATTTTAGTCCGTTTAAAACCGACTAAAAACTCGACCTCGTCGATATGTAAATTACGATCAATACCGCCCGGCGTCGAAACCGTCGTCGCGGTCGTCTCTGAATTGTTCAACGTTAAACCTCCCGATAATATTAATTATCCGTCGGCTTCCCTTCCCACTTTAACGACTACAAGTTACACCATTTATTTTTATTATTCGGTTTATATGGTCGCGCGACTTGCGCGGCGGTCAATATATCCGCCAGCGATTGCCCTTTTATGAATACGTCGGCAACAAAACGCCCCCCGAAACTACCTTGTTTAACATTGTCGATAGTAACGCCGCCGCCTTTCAGGGCTTCCCCCGTCAGGCGGGCCGCTACTTTCGCCGCCGTTCGTTCGCATAAATCCCGCGCCCTTAGTTCGGGCGTGTCGATAGCATTTACGCGAACCTTAATAACCATTTCAACGCCCGGCCATACAAACGCGCGCGCTTCGAACGTGTCGCCGTCTATAACGCGCATTACTTCAACGTTGAACGGCCCGTAATGATTGCCCCCGCTCGACGCGGTGACGCTGAAAAACAAAAGCGCAACCGCGCCGACTAATCTATAACGTTTAATAATAAAAACTCATGAACCTCTTTTGATATGACGCCGCGCAATGATTGCGCCCCGGCATATTCACGCGCTAACGCGGTTAAACGATTTACGAAAGCCGCCGTTACATGGCCTTTTATATCCGCGTCCTTTAAAGGGCATTCGATAGGTATTGACCACGTCGCCGGAGTCGTCGAAAAGTGCGGGCATGGCGGCAACGCGTATACCTGGCAGTCTTCGCAGCTATTTAAAATATATTTTTTTCGCCTTATCGTATTTATTTTAACTTGCCTCGCCCTATACGCCGACAAGCAACGGCGACGGCTTCGGTATTATCGCCGAAATAGGCCGCCACAAGTGCAAGCAGTGCGGGTGCGTGTTGACATACTCGGGGCGCGCGGGGTGAAACTGTATAACTGTGTCGGTATCATCCCAAAATAAATTTTTTATAAAGCACATTTCGGCCCAGTCCGGGCAACGGCCGACATTGTGAACAGTTATACTGACATGCTCCCAGTCCATACCGTCGGACGCGATACAAAATAGTCCGTATTCAGTGGTCAGCAGTCGATACGGTATTAGAAACGCGCCGTTATTACCCTGCATAATATCCGACCCCATTAAACCAGTGCGTATTCTGTAATCGTTCGGTACTTTAAACAATGTCGCCCCCTTGTAAATATTTTAGCTGATATGAAATTTTACTTTTTGTATTCTTATTTTACTAAATGTACTTTAGTTAGCAACAATAAGTAAACTAATATTTTAATAATTAGTATAAGTTTTTATTAAAAAAATGACTGAAAGGAGGTATTATTACTACTAAAGAAAACGGAAGTAATAAGAAATGGACAAGATAAAAGCGGCGGTAAGCTTGGCAGTAAATAAGATAATGGATAAACAGCGAACGCGCCTCGCCATTATTTCGGCGGCGGTGGTTATTGTGTTAGTAATTACGGGGGTTTTGGTCGGTATGTCTTATATAGTCGACAAAGCCGAAGCGCGATTATATAACAAAATAACAGAATCTATTATATCCGACACCGCCCGACACAAACATTAAGCAGGCTTCGAAAGTATGTAATTTATTATATTTCGGGTCGGTTGCGGGTTTTTAGTATGCCGCCCGTAAAGCTCGGCGGCCATTGTCGCGACTAAGTCGGGGGTTATTTCTATTTTTAGTCCGGCCGCCTCTTCAAATAATAGCGTTACTATTTCGCGTAACGTCTCTTCGTCGGGCGTATCGTTAAAACCGTCGTCGCCTTCATTAAAGGCGGCGCCCTCGCCTAATATCAACCACGCGCGCCGAACCCCCGTCGCGTCGGCGATTCTTTTTAACGATCGTAAGCTTATATCCCCGTCGCACCATGACCGCGCCGTTTTTGGCGTTACCCCGAAGTCGTCCGCGATTGCCACGAAACGGCCCCGCCCTGGGGGGTATTTCAAGTCGAACGCCTTATTTATGCGCGCAATCAGTTTTTTATTTTCCATTTCTACCATAACTTTATAAAGACCCTCTCGCGATATTGTCGGCCTGATTAAAAAGCGCTTAATATACTTTTACTATTTCCTATAATAACGATTATACAACTATAAATCTGTAATGTTTTGTCCTTCGATCTTACGTTTAAATCGAATTTTCTGTAACTGAATGTAAATTCTAGTTATTTCTTAGACTAATTCAAGTTTCCCGCGCGGTGCCTATAAAGCCGAAACAGTCCCCGTTAGTACCTTTCCGTTTTTTCTCGGCTTTCACTCTTTCTTTTCCCTTTTATAACAAGTATTTACAAACGGTTAAACGGCGCGTAAATATTATACTTTAAGTAAATTTACAAAGGTTAAACATGACAAATCAAAACCTGTTAGCGCCCGCGAGCAATCCAGTCGCCCGCGCCGTTAAAAATATTAAAGGCGGTTATTCTGGTATCGCCCGGCTATGCGGTGTAACCCCGGCAGCGGTTATGCGGTGGGCGTCGTCGGGTATGCCGCGCACTGAATCGACCGGCGAAACAAATTACAGTGTATTAATAGCCGCCGCCCTACCTGGGATTGTATCCGAGCAGGAATTACGCGAAAGCCGCCGATTAATCAAACTCGCATTAAAGGCCGGTTAATGGCGCGTAAACGCATGATAGACCCGAATTACTGGGCGTCGTCGGAAATTACCGGCCTTAGCCTGGGCGCGCGGTTGCTTTTTATTGGCTTTTGGAACTTTGCGGACGACGGCGGAGTAATGCCAGCGGATACCAAACGCTTAAAGCTTCGCGTATGGCCCGACGGCGAATTCAACTTACGCGATGTTATGCTGCAAATCGAAGAGTTATTAAAAGCGGGTTTAATTGTCGAGTATATCGCGAACGATTCGCGCATGTACTGGCAGGCGGTTAACTGGGCGGTCTATCAGAAAATCGACCGCCCCCGCTTTCAATACCCGCCGGCCGATAGCGACTGTACTTTCGACCCGCGCGGCTTACTCGACAGGAACAAAACCGCCGACCTTTTCGGCAAGCTAAAAGCTCGGCTCGATGATATTTCGACGAATAGTCGTCGAGCGCTCGACCCTAATAGAAAAGAAGAGAAAAGAAAGGAAGTAAAAATAAAAGAAATTAACAAGAATAAGAACAATAGCCCCGGCGACGGTTCCCCGATAGCGTTAAAAATCCCACTAAAAGACGGTACCGACTACGACATAACCGCCGATATGGTCGCCGAATGGGTTAGAACGTTTCCCGCCGTCGATGTTAGGCAGCAATTATCAGCGTTACGCGAGTGGAATATAGCTACCGCGCAAATCGACAGAAAAAGCCGCCCTTTTATTTTACGACACGTTATTACCTGGCTTAGCAAACATCAAGACACCGCCCGCCGTGATGAAATAACCGCGACACGGGATAGTATCGACGCGATTAATAGGCGGTTGTATTCGGATTTAGACGAAATCGACGACCCTTTCAAAGTTAAAGGGGGTTAAGTGGACGAATGGACGCCCGCTAAATTCCGCCTTTTTTGGCGCCGAATGGGTGAATTATACGGCCGCGCCTGGTATGCAAAACACGGTAGCGGGTTAGCAATGGACGGAACGATTACTAATAAGGAATGGTACGAAATGATTACAGGGTTAACAGTTGAACAAACAAAAAAAGCGCTCGATAAATGCCGCGCCGCTAACGAAACGGCCCCGCCGAGCGCTTTAACATTCCGCGCGCGCGCGAAACTCCCGTCGTTAACTGGATACGATCGCCCTAAACCCCGACCGCGTACAGAGTCGCAAAAGCGCGAAGCTAAAACCGCCGTCGAAAAAATGAAAGAAATATTAATAAATGCCAAAACTAAGACCCCGAACTATAGCGGCGCGCTATATAGAGACGAATAATAAAGAGCAACTAATTCAGGATTGCAACGAGTGGGCAAACTCTAAACAGGTTTATAAATGGGTAAAAATTTACATAGACGGATATATACGCCGCGCAAACAAAAACGAGGATGGAAAATAGAATGTATACGGATTTATTAATACAGTTTGTTGTGATTTTAGGCGCTATAGCGGTGGTTTTCAAAATCGGGCGCGACTATGAGCGTTTTAAATTTGCTTCAGTTCTTACAAAAACCGGGGGAAGCGTCGTTATTCGTACCCCTGGCGGTGTATATGCGGTGGTAAAGCTAAGCAACAAAGATATAGATGACTTGGACGCGAAAAATAGTAAGGCGGTGTCGAATGAGCGATAAAGTTTTCGAGGAACACCGGCTAAAAATGAAAGAATTAAACGACGCCCTAAAAGCGTTCGATTTTTTCTACGAGTACGCCGACGACCCCGAAGAGGTTATACGCGGTAAGGTAAAAGCCCGTTATATAGCTAATTTGGTTAAGCGGTGCGGTCAAGACGGCGACCGCCTATACCGCGCGCATAAAGACACAGTTTTTTATCCTGGTAACGGTTTCGCGTATAAATACGGCGTCGCCTACGAAACCTTATGTATTTAAAACAAAAGGCGTTTAGATCGCCGAAATATATACGTTACGTAAAAAGTTTGGTTTGTGTCTATTGCGGTGCGCCTGCTGATGACCCTCACCACGGAATCGGGCTTAAACTTGGCGGAATGGGACTAACCGCCCCCGACTGGGCCGCTATACCGGTTTGTCGTGGTTGTCATTCTAAATTACATATAACCCCGGAGTTATGGCCGGGACAGTGGGAACATATCGCCCGCACTATCGCCGGCGCTATCGACTTGGGTATTTTAACAATAAGTAAGGGCGGATAAATGCTAGTTTTACAGCGGCGAGAAAACGAAGTTATTAGAATCGGCGACGATATAACAATTACGATAGTCGATATTGACAGATACGGAAAAAAAGTACGATTAGGAATCGACGCGCCGGGCGAAATATCGGTACATCGCGAAGAGGTATACCGGCGAATCGAAGCGGCGAAAGGTAACGGTAATATAAAATGTTAAATGCGGCGTGTATTGTATCCCTTTTGGTAACTATGGCGGTGGTGTGTGTCCTTGCGATTGCATTGGTTTTTATCGTCGGCGAAAGTCGAGCAAATAATAGAAAGCCCGAAAACATTAAAAGCAACGATTAACGAGGCCGTCCCCCTGCTAAATGTATGGCAGCGATTACACTTTAAAGCTAAAGCGCAAAAACTAAGGCTTTACGCCTGGGAACTTCGCGCCCATATACCGAAGGGCGACGCCTTGCAGCGGTGCGCGGTGTTAATTGTGAGACATAGCGCCGCCCAGGTACCGCCAGACGACGATAATTTAATAGCTAAGCCTATCCTTGATTGTTTAGTCGAGCCGAGTAAACGGAACCCGTATGGCGTCGGCGTCATTAAAGACGACAGCCCTAAATATTTACAAGGTGTCGCGGTGTTATCAGCGCGGTGCGGTGCGAAAAAAGATAAAACGGAGGTTTATATTTTACCGTTATGATTATTCCATTTTGTGAAATAGAGTTAGATAACTGGGGGTCGTGGGTTCGACACGATGAAAGATTAGGTTACAGGTCGGTAACGTTTGAAGGCTTGTTGATGAAATACGGGCAAGTAATACGGGGGACGAACCATAAAGAACCGGAAAACCCCCGCGCCGAAGTTATCGACAGGCTTATCCGAAAACTGATACCGGTTTATCGAAACGTTTTAATATTAAAATATATTTTCGGTTATTTTGATTACGAAATCGCGCGCATTATTAAAGTAAGTCGTAAAACTATCTCGGGCTATGTCGAAAATGCACACCATTACATATATGGAGCGTTAACAGGCAACGCCGCAACCGCTTAAACAAATAGTAATAGGTTCCACGGGGAACCTATTACTATTTGTTGCGGTTGCGTGTACTCATAAAACGCGCTATATTGTTTATCGTGGCATTCGTGCCCCTACGGTTTACCCCTGTAAGTATCCTTATTCGATTAATGAATAAACCGCCCCTTTAATAGAGGCGGTTTTTTTTTGGGCTAAAAAATGGCGATTGTTTCAACGACGGTTAAGCGCGTTCTAATTGAAACGGGCGGTGTTAAACAGTGCAAGTTTGAAGGCATCGACCAAGCGGGCCGCGATTACTTTGTACATTTACATATAGACGCGTCCGCCGACCCTATCGACTTTTTAACTAAAATCGAATTACACCTAAATAAGCAAGCGCGACAGCGGGAAACGGCCGAGGCGGTGCGGGCTTACTTTCAGGGCGCCGACGTATTTAACGCGGTGTATGAGCATACGACCCCGGTACAGATAGCCAAACAAATTATACGCCCGGCGGCGGAATCCGCCGACCCTAATTTTATGATAATGGCCGCCCCCGCTATTGAATGGGCTTTAGCAAACTTTACGATCGCACAAATTAAAAACGCCTTGAATTTGTCTGATAGCGAGTGGGTGGAAGTGCGAGACAGATATTTAAACCTTACCGACCCGGCCGTCGAAACCGTCTTAACAAGTGATAAAGAAATAAGACTTTTAAATATAGACGCATAACCGGAGTAATAGAGTTTGTCCCTTGCTGAATTGTCGTCTAAATTTTCGCGTTTAATTTACTATAACGCGGCCGCAACGGGCGCAAATAATGGAACAAGCCCGACCGACGCCTATACGACATTTCAAGCGGCTTTAACCGACTATACGTCGTCGGTAACGCCGGTAAATGAAGCGATTTTAGTTTCGCATACATCATTAGAGCTTGGCCCCGCTAATCACTGGACGTTTACGGCGGCCGGTAGTTCATTTTATGACCCTATAACAGTAATAACGATTAGTTTTGCTGATTACAGCTACCAAAAAACTAATACTTTTCATATTAATACAAACGGTTGGTATTTAGGGTATTTCGATTTTTCATTAAATTTTTACGGCTTCGGGTGCAAAATCGACAGGGGATACCGAAGCGACGTTAATTTTAATTATCATACTTTTACCGATTGTTATTTAGAGTTTGACACAGGGCAAGCCCTAGCAAGTAACCCTTTGTCGGTTACTCGCCTTGTTAATTGTCATATTAAAGACCTTGGCGCTTGGAATGGACTATCATCGACAACCGGAAACATTGTAGTAAGCGGCGGTCTAATTGAATGCCTTACACCTAATTATGTTTTAATCGCTACAACAAACGGCGATATGATTGTAGATGGTTTCGATATGTCGGCAATGGCGGCAACCGTAAACCCCGTCGCGGTAGTCGCCGGAAATAATCCGGCAAAAATCACGATTAGAAATTCAAAATTACCACTAGGCGCCGTTGTCGCGTCAATCGACCTGCCTGGTCAAAGCGTCGAAATTTGTTCGAGTGACAGCGGCAGTTTTTATGGTCGAAATGAACTATATAATTATTACGGAACAGCAATAGCGACGACCGCCGTTTATAGGGTCGGCGGTTATCAGTCAAAAAAGAGTAACGCCGTACAAAGTATCGAAATGACGGCAACCGCCCAAACGACGGCGACGCGGCCTTTTTCTGGGCAACGTATTTATAATTATATAAATACAATAGCGCCGACGACATACCGGTTTCAGATTGCCCATGATTACGCGGCGGCCCTTACTGATTCCGATTTTTATATACGCGTTTACTATGGCGCCGACGCGCTCGAAACCGGCCTAACACTGGGAAGCTCGAACGGGGCGCCGGGCGTCATTAACTTATGCAAAACGTCGACCGCGTTATCAGTGAGCGCGGAAACATGGGTCGACCCTGGCGGTATGACTTACCAACAAGTCGACGTAACTTTTACCCCCGCGCTAACAGGGCGCGTTTTATTTGTCCCTTACCTGTCTAAATACGAGGCGTCGAAATCTGTTTTTTTGTGTCCATTACCTGACGACGTGACAATATGAGCCATTACGAAGGCTACGAAGTAGACGGCGTCTACTTCGTCGACCATTTCGGTTTAGGGCATCAAATAGACGGCGTTTATTTTAGCGGCCCGGCGGTGGTTGAACCGGACGCCGTAACGTTTGTTTTTGCGTGCCTAACTATGAACCCTGCAATATCGGGCGCGGTGATTAGCGCGGCGGCGGTGGTGGCATGTTCAACGCTAAACCCCGCCCTTAACGCGACGATAAAGGTTAACGAATAATGACAACCGCCCTTAAAATTTATGTGAGTAACGATAATATAATTACGTTAGTCGGTTTAAAAGATTATGTCGCCGATACCTATATTAACGATTCGACTGTAACTGTAACGGTTGTCGATAGTTCGGGTACAAGTATTTCGGGCGAAACCTGGCCCCTATCCTTACCCTATGTAACGGCAAGTAATGGCAATTATCAGGGGACATTAAGCGACGTTCTGGTATTGACGGCCGACGACAGCTATACAGCACAAATTACGGCCGACAGCGGCGGCGGTAAAAAAGGATATTGGGAAGCGCCGTTAATCGGTACAACCCGAACGGCTTGATAATGATTAGTATTGAGTATAAAACCGCAATCGAAAAAATGAAAAAGGACTTAAACAAAATCGAAAGGCGCGTCGTCGATCAAGCGGCAGTAACGGCAATTAATAAGGCCGCAATATCAGTACAAGGCCGAGCGATTAAGGCGATAGCTTTACGAACGGGGATTAAACAAAAGCTCGCGCGAAACTATATAACTGTTACAAAAGCTAACTACAAACGCCCTTGGGCTACCGTTAACGCCGCGCAAAAGAGGCAACAAAATTTAATAGAATTTGTACAAACAAGCCGCCAGAATCCGCAAGCATTCCGAAAGGCTACCGGTGTTAAGGCGCGCGCCTGGGGAAAGGCGACGACGTACAAAAATACGTTTATTGTCTACGGCCGCAACGGTAAAGCCGTTGTCGTAAGCCGCAAACCAAGCGCGACGCGTAGCGGCGGACGATGGAATACAGGCTGGAGCAAAAACATATATGGGCCGAGTATTCCCGAGACTTTCGCGACTAAAGACCTTATGAACATAATGAACGCGGTAGCCGAGTATCGTTTTGGTGTTAACTTTAACCACGAAGTTAGCCGCCGCCTGGCTAAAATACGTGCTAAATAAATGGTTTAGGTACCTTTCCGCCCTTCCTTGCGGGTACCACAAGCAGCGCGGGAATTGCCTAGCGACAGAAATTTTAAAATCATTTCGCTACGTTAATTAATAATGCAAATAGTAAACACGGATATAACAAAAGTATTACCGTATGTAAGAAACCCGCGCGTAAATACTGACGCAGTAAAGAAGGTCGCGGCAAGTATTCGCGAGTTTGGATTTAGACAACCGATTGTAGTCGATAAACAAAACGTAATAATTGCAGGCCATACACGATATGAAGCGGCAAAGCGTCTTAAATTAAAAACCGTACCGGTACACGTCGCCGAAAATCTAAACGCTGAACAAGTGAAAGCATACCGAATCGCCGACAATAAAGTCGCCGAGTTTTCGACGTGGGCCGAAGATTTATTAACTTTAGAGCTTCGCGACCTCGACGCCGGCGGCTTCGATTTATCGTTAACGGGGTTTTCTTCCGAGGACTTGGAAGCGCTTTTATCTGGCCTAAAAGACGAGCCAATAAAAGAAGAAATCGCGCCCCTTCCGACGACTTTTACGGTTACGTGTACTTGTGAAGACGAAGCCGACCAGCAAGCGGTGTACAAAATATTATTAGCTCGCGGCTATAAATGCAAAATAAGCGGCTTAAACTAAAGGTAAAAACTTTCGATGGCTTCGACCGAATCGGGTTTGCTTGTTTCTGGCGACGTTTTGGCGAAATTGTTTAACGTTTCGTTACGTCGAATACAGCAACTAGCGAAGGACGGGACAATACCGAAAGGTATTAGCCGGGGGAAGTACGACCTTGGCGCGTCAGTTCGTGGCTACGTTAAGTTTTTACAGGAACGCGCCTACGGTAAAGGGTCAGGCTCGACCGATTACCATACCGAAAGTACGCGCGTTAAAAAACTAACAGCGGACAAGCTAGAGCTGGAAATTAAACAACTTGAAAAAGAGTTAATCCCCGTCGAAATGGCCGTCGCGGTTTGGCAGGCTAAAGTAAGTTCGGCGCGTGCTAAGTTTCTTTCGCTCCCTTCTAAAATCGCGTCGGCCGTTATCGCGGCAACCGAAATACACGAAGTCGAAGAGGCGATACGCGATAGCATTTACGAAGCATTAACGGAACTCGCCGGACTTGGAATACCAGAAGAAACTTTGCAACGCCTGGAATCGAACGGCGAAAGTTTGGGCGCCGCCGCCCCTGCTAACAGTAAGCAAGTGGGCCGACGAAAAACGAAAGCTAAGCCCCGAGGCGAGCGCGGAGCCGGGACAGTGGCGCACTGATCGAGCTATTTATCAAGCCGGCATTATGGACGCGTACAACGACCGCGCCGTAAATACAATCGTTGTAATGAGTTCGGCGCAAGTCGGAAAAACAGAAATAATTAATAACATCGTCGGTTATGTTATCGACCAAAACCCCGGCCCGATGTTAGTTTTACAGCCCACGCTTGAAATGTCGCAAACGTGGAGTAAAGACCGACTCGCCCCCATGTTGCGCGACAGTCCATGCCTTCGCGGTAAGGTAAAAGACCCCCGCGCCCGCGACTCGGGCAACACAATGCTACACAAGACGTTTACCGGCGGACAGATAACAATGGCCGGAGCGAACAGCCCGGCAAGCTTGGCAAGCCGCCCGATTCGGGACGTACTCGCCGACGAGGTAGACCGCTACCCGTACAGCGCGGGAAGCGAAGGCGACCCGATAAGTTTAGCCCGTAAACGTTCTACAACATTTTGGAATCGTAAACTTATTATAACGTCGACGCCGACCGTTAAAGGCGCGTCGGCCGTCGAACGCTGGTACGACTCAAGCGACCAGCGGCGTTTTTACGTCCCATGCCCTCACTGTAACGAAATGCAGGTTTTAACCTGGGCGCATATACAATGGGACAACGACACAAAAGACCCGAATACGACGCGTTATATCTGCATACATTGCGGCGCGATTCTCGAAGAAAAAGACAAACCCCGAATGATACGCCGGGGCGAGTGGCGCGCAAACGCGCCATTTAAAGGCGTAGCCGGTTTCCATTTGAACGAATTGTATAGCCCTTGGAAACGTTGGTCGGAAGTGGTCGCGGACTTTTTCGCGGCAAAGGACGACCCCGAAACGTTACGCGTTTGGATTAATACAAGCCTCGGCGAAACATGGGAAGAACAAGGCGAGCAGGTAGAATCTATCGGCCTGCTTAACAATCGCGAAAATTACCCGGCCGAAGTCCCCGCCGCCGTTGTTGTATTAACATGCGGTGTCGATGTTCAGGACGACCGCCTAGAAGCGGAAATAGTCGGTTATACAGTCGACCGGCAAACTTACAGTATTGAATACGCCGTATTCCACGGCGACCCGTCACAGCGCGACGTATGGGACAAACTCGACCACTTTAGAGCAAAGCACTTTAACCACGAAAGCGGGTTAACGTTATCAGTTAGCGCCACGGGGATAGACTCGGGCGGCCATTTTACACAAGTCGTTTACAACTATGGAAAGGAACGTTACTACGAACGCGTTTACGTTTTAAAGGGCGTCGGCGGCGGTGGTCGACCTATGACCGGCCGCCCGACCCGAAATAATCGGTTACGCGTTCGCGTTTATCCCGTCGGCGTCGACACAGCAAAGGAAAGCATATACGCGCGGTTAAAGGTTCGCGAACCTGGGCCGGGTTATTGTCATTTCCCCGCGCACTACGACGAAGAGTATTTTAGACAGTTAACCGCCGAACGAATCGAAACAAAGTTTATTAAGGGTTATGCCCGGCGCGTATGGGTTAAGAAACGCGCGAGAAATGAAGCGCTAGACGTTCGGGTATACGCCGACGCCGCGCTCGATATAAACGGCGACAGCTTGCAACGCCTGGCCGATGTTTTAAAAGAACGTATCGCGCAACGTGGGCACGTACCGAAAAGCCCGCCGCCGAAACCCGCCGGGTTTATTGGTTCTAATTCTGATTGGTTTAATAAAAGGTAATATTATGTCTTTCTGGAGCGAAGCGCTTATAAAATGGCAAGACGCGTACAAAGCCGTCGCCGACGGTAAGTCGTATTCTATGAACGGCCGGACGCTAACCTATGAAGACGCCGACGTTATATTAAAACAAATTCAAACATGCGAACGTATGGTACGCGGTGAAAACAACGCGACGACCGGCGTAAATAGCACTATATCGCTGGCGGACTTTTCCTAAATGGCTTTAATCGACAAGCTAATTAAAAACGTGTCCCCCGCCTGGGCGTTACGTCGTGAGCGCGCGCGTTATATGCTGAAAGCATACGAGGCCGCTAAGCCGTCCCGTTTACATAAAAAGCGAACCGATACCGGCAGCGGCGATAGCATCGTCGGCAGCGCGGGGGCGTCGCTACGAATGCAAGCGCGGCATTTAGACGAAAACCACGACCTCGCGCGCGGTGTTTTAAGTGTATTAGTTAATCAAGTCGTCGGAAACGGAATACGGGTAGAACCTCAAGTACGCGACAAAAAGGGAAAATTACTACGCAATGTAAACCAGCAGTTAACCGCCCTGCATCGCGACTGGATGTTATCCCCCGACGTAACGGGACAGGTACACTGGAACGCGGCACAACGTATCGCCGCCCGTACTTGGTTTCGAGACGGCGAAACGTTTACGCAACTATTACGCGGTGATATTAAAACGCTCGAACATAATACCCGCGTTCCGTTTTCCATTGAATTAATCGAACCTGATTACGTGCCGATTGATTATAACGACGAAAAAAAACGAATTATACAAGGCGTTCAGAAAAACGCATGGGGCCGCCCGTTAAATTATTACTTCTATAAATCACACCCCGGCGACCGCCTTTTTAGTCGTGTTACTCAGGATACTAAACGCGTCCCCGCTGAAAACGTTTTACACTTAAAATTAATCGACCGAATCGGGCAAACGCGCGGCGTAACTGTTTTCGCGTCCGTATTAAACCGATTAGACGACATAAAGGATTACGAAGAGTCGGAACGCGTCGCCGCCCGTGTCGCCGCCGCTATGACGGCTTATATTAAAAAGGGTTCGGAGTATATACCAACAACGGCCCAAACTAGCGAACGTTCGTTAGCTATGGCGCCCGGTATGATTTTCGACGACTTAGCGCCGGGCGAAGAAATCGGAACAATACAAAGTAATCGACCGTCGGGCGCGCTTGAACCGTTCCGACAAGGTCAGTTAAAAGCCGTCGCGGCCGGAACGACGACGGGCTATTCAAGTATCGCGAAAGACTATAACGGGTCGTATTCAGCGCAACGACAGGAACTTGTCGAACAGTCTGTACATTACGCCGCGTTACGCGACCACTTTGTCGAGCGCTTTTGTCGCCCTACCTGGCGCGAATTTGTAAAAGTCGCTATCGCGGCCGGTTTAGTACAAATACCAAAAGAAACCGATTTAACGACAATCGACGACGCCGATTTTAGGGGGCCGTCCCTTCCTTGGATTGACCCGCTAAAGGAATTAAAAGCAAACGAAGGACTCGTACAAGCGGGGTTTAAATCACGCTCTCAAGTAATCCGCGAAATGTCAGGAAGTCCGGCGGACGTAACCGAACAAATCGTACAGGAACGCGCCGACGAACTCGACAAGGGTTTAACCTTTACAACAAACACAAACACAGCAAAACCGCCCGACACGTCGCAACCCGTACAGGACGGCCAAAAGTTCGCCGACCAAAACGGAAACCGATATATATACAGGCACGCGACCGGTTGGCACAGATTAGACGACGCCGCGTAAAGTGCAAACGCTTGTAAATATACTACCCGGTTTAGTCCCTATAGATAAGCCAAGCAACCGAGGCCCAAAAGGCCCGCGCGGGCAACGTGGGCAACGCGGCGAACCTGGCCCACTTCCCGCGCATAGGTGGAACGGGTCAAAGATACAATTTCAAACCGGCCCCGATACCTGGGGCGAGTGGGTCGAACTACGACCGCCGAACTAAAAACCTCCCTCAAACAAACCCGCTTCGGCGGGTTTCTTTTTTAAAGGCGAAAAAATGAAACAGCGAATAGAAGGTACGTTACATCGTGCCGCCGCCGACGTATCAATCGCGGACGATGAAAGCCGCGCGATTAAACTTTCGTTTAGTAGCGAAGAACCCTATTTACGTTCGTCGTTTTTCGACGAACCCTGGTTAGAAGTCCTCGGCCATGACGAGGCCGAAGTAGATTTAGCCCGTTTAAATAACGGCGCCCCTGTTTTGTATAACCACGATCGAAGTAATCGCGAAAACCGCCTCGGGGTAGTTTCTCGCGCATGGCTTGAAAACGGCCGAGGGTATGCGGAAATCCGACTAAGCAAGCGCGCTTCGGTCGATGAAATTTGGCAAGACGTAAAAGACGGCGTTTTAACTAATGTAAGCGTCGGTTATCAAATATTAGAACGAACGCTAACAAAACAAAACGAAGACGGCCCGAACGAGTATCGCGTTAATTCCTGGCTTCCGATGGAAGTATCGTTAGTCGACATACCGGCCGACGCAAGCGTCGGAATCGGACGAACGGCCGACGATATCGCGTACCGCGTCGTCGATATTGAAAATACTTTAAACGTTAAAGAGGTTAAAACCATGAGCGAAGAAACCACAAGCCCCGACGTGACCGTCGACAACGTCAAGCGCGCCGATATTCAAGCCGCTATGACAACCGCCCTAGAGCAGGAAACCGCCCGCCGTAATGAAATTAAAGAAGTGTTTAAACCATTTCTTACGACACAGCGCGACATTATGGACGAATGCTTAGACGACGTTTCTGTAACAGTCGACGCCGCCCGCGCGCGCCTATTGTCTGAAATGGGTAAAGGTTCGTTTTCTGTATCGGGTACGGCTCGAATCGAAGTCGGCGAAGGTTCAAACGAGAAATTTACTAAGGCAGCAGAACAAACCCTTTTAAGCCGTGTCGGCCTGGATAAAGTCGACCCGCAAAACGAATACCGCTCGTTTAGCTTAACCGAGTTCGCGCGGCGGTTTCTTGAAATAAATCACGTCTCGACGCGCGGGCTTGATAAAATGGCGCTAGTCGGCCGCGCGTTTACTACCTCGGATTTTCCGCTATTGCTCGCGTCGACGGCTGAAAAGTCAATGTTAAAAGGTTATACCGAAGCGCCGGAATCTTTCGGATTATGGACGAGCGTTGGCAATTTGGCCGACTTCAAAGTTAGCGACCGTTCAAGTTTGTCTGAATTTTCAGACCTGGCCGAAGTTAAAGAAAGCGGCGAATATCAACACGGTTCTATGTCTGATTTTCGCGAACAAATCCAGTTAGCCACTTACGGGAAAATGTTTAACATTTCTCGTCAGGCAATTATAAACGACGACCTTAACGCGTTTAGTGCGATTCCGCGCAAAATGGGCCGAGCCGCCGCGCGTAAAGTCGGCGACCTTGCTTACGGCGTTTTAACAGCAAATGCGGCAATGTCTGACGCCGTCGCGTTATTTAATACCGCTAGTCACGCTAACGCGGTGGAATCAGGCGGCGGCGCCCCTACGGCTGCAACCGTCGGCGCGGGGCGTACTGCAATGCGAAAACAAACGGATAGTACAGGTAATGCTTATCTGAATATAACCCCGTCGTTTTTGATCGGCCCGGCCGCGCTTGAAGATACCATGTTAGTACTAATGGCGTCGGAAACCGACCCGAGCAAAACTAATAGTAAGGTTCCTAACCCGGTTCGCAATATGTCGACGGTCGTTACCGACGCCCGCCTCGACACCGCAAGCGCGACGGCCTGGTATATGTCGGCTAATCCCGCGATGTTCGATACAGTGGAAATCGGCTACCTTGACGGCAACCCTAATCCGGTTGTCGAACAGCAGGACGGCTGGAACGTGGACGGTATCGAATTTAAAGTACGAATCGACGCCGCTGCAAAAGCGCTTGACTGGCGGACAATGTATTACAACGTCGGCGCATAATTCCGACGATTAAAACGCGGCCCTATCCTGGGCCGTTTTTTTTTACTAATTTGAAAAGGTGTAAATATCATGGCTTCGAACTTCGTAGAAAATGGCGATAACCTGCTATATACAGCAACCGCCGCAATTAGCGCCGACGACGTCGTCGTCGTCGGTCAACAAATCGGAATTGCAATGGTAGATATTGCAAATACCGAAACCGGGACGGTCGCAATGGAGGGCGTATTTACAGTACCGAAAGTATCCGCCGCCGTTATTGCCCAGGGCGAAGCGGTTTTATGGGATTCGTCCGCCGGTGCATTCGATGATAACTTAGCCGTCGCGGCGGCGGGGGACGTTTCGAACGCGTGTACCGCCTGGGAAGCGGCCGGAAACGGCGTTACGACTATTAAGATTAAACTTAATACGGGCAAAGGTACCGTCGCATAATGGATAATTTCCGGGCAAAGTTATTGCAAATTGATAACAAGTTACTCGGGGCGTTAGGTCAAACCGCGACCTATACCCCGAGTAATTGCCCGCACCCTTCAAGCAAGACGACGACTATTACCGGCATTTTTGACAATCTATTTATTGAAACCCAAAAGACGCAAGGAACCCGACCGACGTTTACTTGTAAGGCGTCCGCCGTTACTGATATTAGCAACGGCGCGGCGTTAACAGTGGACTCGGTCGACTACCTCGCGCGCGAGTGGGAACCCGACGGAATGGGCTTAATAATGATTATTATGGAAAAGGTCTAGTATGGCGCACGTCCGACAACAAATACGCGAAAGGCTCGCGGTCGAACTCGCAGGACTAACGACAACGTCGACCCGTGTTTATCAGACTCGGCTATACAATATAGACGAAACACTATTACCCTGTTTATTGATCTATACGCAAACAGAGACAAGCGAAGTACAGACGTTAAGCCGCCCATATAATATTTATAAAACGTTAACTATTATCGTCGAAGGTGTCGCGCGGGCGGTGGCCGATATCGACGACACACTCGATACAATCGCGGCCGAGGTTGAAACGGCCGTCGGCAATTCAACGCTAAATAATTTAGCAAAAGATTTTTATTTAACGTCGACGTCTATTGACCTTAGCGCGGACGCGCAGCAACCGACGGGGACGGTTAGACTAACGTTTAACGCGACGTATGTAACAACCAGTAACGCCCCCGAAACCGCACTTTAAAAAGGAACCATAATGGCTACTTTAACTGTATACACGACCGCACTAGACGGCGTAACCCCGTCTTATGTCGCGGCAACCGGAGGCGGCGACGACTTCGTTAACTCTACAAACACACTTTTACATATTAAGAATGGGAGCGGCGGCGACATTACGGTAACGGTAAATAGTCTAAAGTCCTGCTCGTATGGTTTCGACCACGATAGCGTAACGGTAGTAACAGCAGGAAGCGAGGAAATCGTCGGCCCGTTCGATACAAAACGCTTTAACGATTCGAACGGTAAAGCGGCGATTACGTATAGCGGCGTAACAAGTTTAACGATAGCCGCTTTTAAGCTGGCCTAGTTTAATTACAAACCCTTAACGTTACGAAAGTAACATAATTATTAGTATAAACCCGCTTCGGCGGGTTTTTTTGTGGAGGTTAAAAAAATGGCTAATCATGCGGGCAGCGAGGGCGCGGTTTATGTCGGCGCTAATCAAGTGGCAGAAATAACCGGTTACTCGATTGAATCAAGTATGGAACCGATCGAAGATACTTTACTAGGCGACGCATGGAAAACATACCTGGCGGGTAATCAATCGTGGTCGGCTTCATGCGAAGGCTTTTGGGATGAAACCGACACGACCGGACAAGGCGCGTTAACGCTCGGGTCGTCTATTACTGCAAATTTCTACCTCGAAGGAAACACCAGTACCGACACATATTTAACCGGTACCGCTTTAGTAACCGGCGTTAGCAAAGGGGCGAGCGTTAACGGAATGGTAACGGTATCGTTTAGCCTGCAAGGAACCGGGGCGTTATCAGAATCGGTGGTGGTGTAATTTATGAGCGACGCACTGGAACGAGCAAAAACCCATTTTAGAAACCTACTAAACGAAGCTTCGTTAATTAAAATCGTTGTCGACGAATGGGACGGGTTAGAGATTTTTTTTAAACCACTGGACGCGCTAAAGGCTAAGGAACTCGACCGAGTACTCGCCGGGGAAAGTAAAGCAAACGTCGAGGGTATGGTCGAAGTCCTGATAACCCGCGCGCTTGATAGCGACGGCCGCCCCCTTTTTAAACCCGTCGAAAAAAATGAAATCTTACGCCATGTATCCCCGCAAGTCGTCATTAAAACACTGTCTCGCATGGCCGAAGCCGCCGACGAAATGCTATCGGTCGACGACGTGGGAAAGTCCTAGAAAGCGATAACCTGTTACTTTTTCAGCTCGAACTAGCTGAAAGGCTGCACAAGTCGCTAGACGAAATCCGCGAATTATCCGTTTTTGAATTGAAACTATGGGCCGCTAAATGGCAACAACGACAGCACGTTACGAATTCGTCTTAGGCGCGAAAAATAAAACGGGCGGCGCGTTTTCGGCCGTCAGTCGTGGGCTAACCTCACTTCGTAAAAATATGTTAAGCGCTACTAGCGCAATTACTGGCCTGGTCGGTGTTGCCGGTATGGGCGCGCTTATTAAATCCAGTTTAGACGCCGGCGACAAAATACAAAAGCTATCTATACGCCTGGGTGTATCGACCGAAGCATTAAGCCAATATAAACACGTCGCCGAATTATCGGGCATTACCTTTGAAACTATGTCGATGGGATGGCAACGGCAAACCCGCCGAATAGCCGAAGCGGCCGAAGGAATGGGCGAAGCTAAAGGCGCATTAAGGGAACTAGGCTTAAACGCCGCCGCGTTAAAAACACAAGCCCCCGAAAAACAATTCGAAATTCTCGCCGACGCGTTCGGTAATGTTGACAGCCAAGCGGATAAAGTCCGCCTCGCTATGAAAATATGGGATTCCGAAGGCGTTAGCATGTTACAGGCTATTGAAGGGGGAAGCGCCGGGCTAAAAAGCATGAGGCAGGAAGCCGACGACCTAAATTTAACACTTACAAAAGACCAAGCAAACGCAATGGCCGAAGCTAACGACAATATTACACGAATGAAAGCTAATTTTACTTCGTTCGGTAATACGTTAGCGGTCGAACTCGGCCCAGCTATCGCGGCGGTTACTAAATGGCTTGGCGAAAATATGCCGATAGCCGTAGCGGTTGCAAAGCTTGTTTGGTTAGACCTTGCGAGCGC